CGAACATCTTCTTCACTTCGTCATTCTTGGCCTTCTTGAACTTGTCTGGAGGTGCATTAAGTGGCCACGGAACATTTGCGGCTACGCACAGGTAGGCATAGTCGCCAACAGTTTTGTCGAACTGCTGTTTCAGATCAGTATTAACACCAGAAAGACGAGCTCCGACACCGCCCTTGGACCAGATCTTCCAATGGACAATCAGATCGAAGGTTTTCCCTTGCTGTCTGTGCAGAGATGCCATGTCATCGCCAAGTCGTTCCCCCTGTGACTCGGCGCTTTCAAGGTTGGCCTTGTGATCCAAAGTTCCGGGCTTGAGTCCGTAGTCTCGCTCGACTTCCCAGACGGGTTTGACTTCTCGTTTTGCGATCCACTTTGCATCTTCAAGTCTTTCTGCGTCTGGGTCGATAAACAAGTTATCGACACTGTCATAAAAAGAACCGGTGAGGTTCATTTGTGATTCTGGCTGAGTGTACGGCTGTACCCACAAAACACCGCGACCTTTTACCAGCGCCTCTGTGATTGCCATCTCGGCGTGCTGGGCAAGTCCTCCTCCCGGCTGCTCTCCGGGAGTGTAGTTAAGCCACTTTTCAATTAGCTCTGCCCGGGTGGTGTCTGTGATCTTCCTGAAACGCGACTCAATCTGGGACTGCTTAAAAAGTCTCTGGGCTTCATGCACCATCTGGAACTGTGGCTGCATTTGCTGCATTTGCTGCTGCAACTGTTGCGCCTGCTGCTGCATGGGACCAATCTGCTGCTGAATCTGTTGGCCTTGCTGCATCATTTGCTGCAAAGCCTGTGCTGCTTGCTGATCCCCTTGAGCAGCAGCCATTTGAGCTTGCTGAGCCTGTTGCTGTATTTGCTGCAACTGCTGTTGAGACTGTTGCATCTGCTGTTGAATCTGCTGCATTTGCTGATTCAACTGTTGCTCCATTTGCTGGAGCTCCTCCATGTTCTCTGGGCCAAAGATATTCTCCGACAATGGCACCTGCCGCCTCGGAGTAACTGTCCGGGTCGGATTGCGCCAATAGAGAGTTGGCCCAAACAGGGCAACCAGCTCAAACGCCTTCGCCATAGTCATGCGAAAACGCGGGCTGGTTGACGTGTTCAGGAACTTCTTGCGAAACTTCGGCTCCCACATAAAGCCAGTATCAGCAGAGAAGAATGCCGTGCATTGCTCTGCGATATCAGTAAATGGCTTTTTGTGTTTAATGGCCTGCTCGATTTTACCGAGCCAGCCAGTAACAATTGGCCTCAGTTCGCCGTCGAGATCGTAATCAGCCATTGATTATGCCGTTGGTTGTACAACGTTTTTGAGAATGTTACTGACCTTTTTTGGGCCCCAGCCACGGCCCATTTTCTCTGCGATCTTCTCGACTGTCATCCCCTCTTCGTAATAAGAAAGGATTTTCTTTTGATCTTCTCCCATTTCTGTTTCCGCGCACGACTGCGCCACATCTACGGGTGGAAGAACCGCCTGGACAACCGGAGTTAGATTGCCAAGCGCGACCTGTCGACGAGTTTCGGCTGCCTCAACAGTGTCCCAGCCACCGTACTCAAGACGAAGGTTCTGGTTCTCGGCAAGCCTTTCGCTTTCAACATGGTGAACATTATCGATCATGCGTGGCATTCCGCCGCTAGACGAGAATTTGTAAATCGTCAAGTTACCCGGCCTCTTGAACGCCGTAACAATCCATAATGAGGGGTGCTGGTTTACGTCACCATGTGGATACCACGCACAAGTAGCCCCAACAAAAAGATCCATATCGGTCCCTTTCTAGTACGAGGCGCCCGGGCCGAGGTTTACAAACTCGGTATCTTCCTGGGCGTCTCTCTTCTTCTTCCATTCGTTGAATGCCTTGTAGGCCGCACTCCATTGATCCGGAAGTGCCTCCGGTTTTCTGTACTGTGGATTATACGACGCGAGATAGCGCAAACAGTCCATGAGGTGGTCGTTTTTGCTTACTGGCTCGTCATGAACTTCGTCTCTGGTCATCCTCTTCCGGTAGAGCACGAACTCCCTTTGGAACCAGTGGGTCTTGTCTCGATAGACACGAAGCTTTGGTCGCCTTCCGCTTCCAATGTGAAGCAGGTCTCTCACCAGCCCAATGCCAGCACTAACGTTATCAGAACCGGGCAGAAAGTTGGCCCCTGTCTGCCTGCTGCGGAGCCCCTTTCTTGCAAATGCATCAGAATATTGCTGCCTAACAGTCTTGTTGAACCCCATTGGGGTCTGTCGACCGGCGCGGTTATCAATAATGAAGGATTCGAAGATGCGTCCCTTTGCCTTTGAGTGGGCTGCTACGGCAACCTGATCGGCGTCATGCTGGCGAAGATAAAGTTCGTCATAGACTACGACTGTCCCATCGCGGTAGAGGGTGCTCGGTGGAGGAATTGCAGCAAACATAACTGCGCAAACAGTATGGCCGGGATCCAGAACCAGATACCTAGTCCAATCATTCGGCGGTTCGCCATTCCTTCCTCGCATGACGACATCGATAAAGTCGTCCTCCCCCTCGTCTCTTCGGGGACACCCATGATCTTCAATATTGAAGTTGGGATACACCAGCATTGTATCCAAAACGAACTCGCCGAGATCCCGCGCCCGGACCTCCTCTGGCCCCTTCTTGGACCACGCCTCGACACGCTTGCGTTTCTCGTCGGCGTCGATAAACGGATTTTCTGAGAAGCTGAGAACGACCTCTTTTACATCCGGCTCATCCAGATGCTGCTGTTCTGTTGCTCGCTCAGACATCTGAATCAAAGCATCGTTTTTGCTATGTGGCCACACAGACCAGATCAGCCTCCCCTTCCTATCCGAAAGACGAGCCTGCCACTCAGCAACGTGCTTTGAGTACTCGATATCTTCGTCGATATGAATGAGGTCTACCGGATCCCCCTGCTTCGGCTCAGCCTTTGAGGAGAACGCATGTATTTCCGTCCCGTTGTTCAGACGGCACACGGTAAACACCCGCTCAGACTTATTCTCCCATGCCCAGCCGTTGGGATTGATTAGGCGACGGGGAATTAGCGGAGGCGACTCCTCGCATTCATCGATTCTCTGCTGATCTTCATCTTCCCATGGCCGCCAAGAACGCCACTCATCGGTCTTCAAATCCTTGATTATCCGGAAGGCTCCGGGCCGAAATAGCATCCTGTAGATAGTTCCACCAACATGACGCTGGTCGTAACCAATCACCCAAATAAGCATCGGGCGCCTGGTCGGATATTTAAACGACAACGGGGAGCCATCGGGACCGATAATGGGAGTCCCCGTTGCCGCAGAGGCAGTTTCAGCGAAAGCCGACATGGACTTACCAGATCGGTTTCCGCCACGAACGATACGTTCGCTAGCAGACGAGTCATGAAAGACCGCCTGTTTATTCATTGGACGATAAAGCCGCAGCGCTTCTCTCTGGCGACGATTGCGCTCTGCCGCCACCTGCGCCATCTGGGCTTTTAGTGAGTCACCGACGCTCATTCTTTGTCCACAAGAAGTAAAGTCTTGTCGTCGACAACGGTCTTACCAGACTCTTCAAGAAGCTCAACCAAGACTTCAGGATTTTTCTGAAGAAGAATTGCCGCCATGCTAGCAAACTCCTTCTCTAGATCCTCATCAGAGAGACCTGCCAAGTCCGGGGCACTCTCTCTTTGGTTTGTGCTATCAACAATAAGTTTCAAAATGGCAGCCTTTGCATCAAGCACAGCCTTGCTTCCCGGTTTTTCCATCCTGAGAAGATCTAGGTCTGATTTCCACTCTGCACAAAAGCTTTCCAGGCCGCCAAACAGACGGATCATCTCGGCGGCAAGCTCAGTCGTATGAGGGACATTGATGCGGTTCCCTCGGATACCAGCAACAAGAGCCTTAAAAGCGGTCCTTCTAGCGGTCTTGCTGGTCTCCAGATTTCGATCCCTGTCTTCTTGCCGTTTACACTCACGACATTTCTTCATGCCGCTCGTCATGTCCTCCGGCTCACGCTTTTCCCCGCAGAACTCACAGACGAACTTGGTCCCAAACTTCTTAGCCATTAAGCTGCTCTCCGGTCATTTACAGTCTGCTTGACAACACCAGTCATAAGCAGCAGTCCCGCTGCACCCAACCCAATCTTGGCAATCTTCTTTCTGAGCTCGTCGTTAATCTCAAATGCTCGTGTCGGCTGTCTTCCCTCTGTCTGTTCAAAGAACTCAATGAGAGCCTCCACTCCCTTCCGTTCTTTTTCGGGCAAAGACTTCGCTGCCTTTTTAGAGACAATGGCCTCTTTTATTGTCTCCCATCTGTCAGATGCAGACCTGAGCCAGTTTCCATCTGCATCACGACTGAAAAGATCGCGAACCTTACGAGTACTGACGGGGCGAGGAGAAACTCGCTCGCCACTGACTTTATGCGTAGCGCGTCGCACAGGTGAGGGAGCCTGAGTGCCGACCATTCCCAAGTGTTCTTTTGCATACTCTCCAAACGGCCTATCGTGGGCGCCTATTCTCTGCTGCCTAATCCATCTTCGGTATGTAGTTTCGTCAGGCCAAACTTCTGTGACGCCCTGGCCCGGCATCGGGGGGACAGTCAGATCTTCAAAGGCCTGTTGCGCCGCCGCCC